TACCATTGTAGTTAAGGATAGCAAAGAAGGTTGGGCTAAGTCGTTCAGACAACTACTAGCCTTACTATGGGCAGGTGAGATACCACAGTGGGATGTGTCACGTGTGCGCCCTGCAGGTGCTAGGCTCAAGACGTTTGGTGGTAGAGCTAGTGGACCTGGACCTCTTGTCGAGTTGTTTAACTTTTCAGTCAACACTTTTAAGAATGCACAAGGACGTAAGCTTACCTCTATGGAGTGCCATGACTTGATGTGTTTCATTGGTCAAATAGTTGTAGTGGGTGGTGTACGTAGGTCAGCCATGATTTCTTTGTCCAACCTGAGTGATGATCGTATGCGTCATGCTAAGTCAGGACAGTGGTGGGAGACAGCACCACACAGAGCATTGGCTAACAACTCTGTTTCCTATACAGAAAGACCTGACATAGAAACATTCATGCGTGAGTGGACTGCGTTGGTAGAAAGTAAATCAGGTGAGAGAGGTATCTTTAATCGTGAAGCATCTAAAGCACAAGCTGCGAAGTATGGTAGGCGTGATCCTGACTGGCAGTTCGGAACTAATCCATGCAGTGAAATCATACTTAGACCCTACCAGTTCTGCAATCTTACGGAGGTTGTTGTTCGTGCCACTGATTCGGTTAAAGACTTGGAGCGTAAAGTCAAACTCGCCACAATACTTGGGACAATCCAAAGCTCGTACACAAAGTTTCCTTACTTGCGTAAAGTGTGGCAACGTAATACAGAAGAAGAGAGATTGCTTGGTGTGTCACTAACAGGTATCATGGACAACCCATTGATGACCTCAGTTAACGCTAAACTTGCAGGAGTACTAGATGAACTACGAAATGTCGCAGTGGCTACTAATCTTGAATACGCTGACTTGCTTGGTATACCTCAGTCTGCTGCTATTACCTGCGTCAAACCTTCGGGTACTGTCTCGCAGTTGGTGGACAGTGCCAGTGGTATACATGCTCGTCACTCTCCATATTACATCCGTACTGTACGAGGTGATAATAAAGATCCCCTTACACAGTTTATGATTGACAATGGTGTACCTAATGAGCCATGTGTATTCAAGGGTGATACTACAACCGTGTTCAGCTTCCCTGTAAAAGCACCAGAGCAAGCGATAACACGAAACGATATGACTGCTATTGAACAGCTAGAGACTTGGATCATGTACCAACGCTATTGGTGTGAGCATAAGCCCTCAGTTACAATATCAGTACGGGATGATGAATGGCTTGATGTGGGAGCCTTTGTCTACAGACACTTTGACGAAATGTCAGGTGTGTCATTTTTACCACACTCAGACCATACCTATCAGCAAGCACCTTATCAAGATTGTGGTAAGCATGACTATGAATATTTATTATCATGTATGCCAGAAAAGATTGACTGGAGTAAACTTTCAGAGTATGAACAAGAAGATAACACTAAGTCCAGTCAAACTTTTGCTTGCTCTGGGGACGTGTGTGAAGTAGTCGATATAACATAGGAGTTAAATATGGACGTAGTAATCGGAGCATTAATTGCTTTCTTAGTAACAGCAGACATCGTAGAGAAGGTATCACCTTGGGTGTCAGATAAAGTAGATCAATACACAGAAGTGAAGGAATAAGATATGGCTTGGGTTTTAGTAGCACTCTTTATATTCAATGAGGAGCCAATGATTATGAGCGACAACATATTATACGAAAGTAGAGAGAAGTGCAATGAAGCTGCAACTGAACGCAGTGATTATCTAGAGGCTACTAGACCTAAATCTATGTGGGAAGCAGACTATTGGGTATGGTGTACACAAATACCACAGGAGGTATAGAATGACAGAAGTATATGTAAGAAAATTTAAGAAAGATGTCTACGATAAAGTAGATGCACCTTGTAAAAAAGCCCTAATAAAATATTTAGAGTTGCAAGGACACAGCATAATACAAAGCAAAGAAGATTATAATGCTGATGTTGTAAGTGAGAAAGAAGGTACTACCTATTATCACGAAGTAGAACGTAAAGCTCAATGGAGTGGTGATTGGCCTACCTGGTGGGCAGAGATACGTATCCCTGGAAGAAAAAGAAGATTGCTTGAGAAGTATGATGCTGATAAGTTATTCTTCTACATAGTAGATAAAAACTATGAGCAAGCTTGGAAGATTAAAGCTAGTCAAATGTCTGACGATAATCTAAAGAAACCTACGGGTCCTAACTACAGGATACCAAAGAATGAAACCTTCTATCATATACCTTACCAAGAAGCAGAGTTAATACAGGTAGCTTGATGAACTTAGAACGTGAGGCAAAAGAATACATGGAGGCTAAACGTAAAGGAAAGATAATATGTCCTAAGTGTGACACCGAAATGATACAAGGTGGTGACCACGATGGAGAGGATGATTTCATAGTTAGCAACTTTAGTTGCAATACTTGTGATACATTCTTATTGTTATACTGGAAATGAAAAGGGCCGCTAAATGCGGCCCCTTCTTTTAGTGTGTTACTCTACCTATGTTCCTACTTCATCATACACATCTTTAAGATAATCAACTATCTCTAAGAATGTATCAGTCTCTGCTATACTAAAGTCCTCAATAGATGCCTCTACTCCATACTGTTCTTTCATCATAGTAAGAGCTTCTTTCCTTATACCTTTTGGAACTGCCATTGCTTTAGCTGCCATGCGAAGTCTTTGACTATCACCACCTAAGTACCCTGCTTCCATCCTTTTTCTTACATCAGCCTTAACTTGGCTTACAACTTTGTTTAACATATCCCGTTTACCTGTAAGGCTTGCATCATTAAACTGCTTACTCCTTATTAGAAAGTCTGTCTTCTGTTCTAGTATAGGGGATATTATAGTATTAAAGATCTTATCATACGCAGGTACTTTTGTACGCTCACTAGCAGACCAAGGAAACATTTCAGACATAGTGTAAGCTATCTCTGTAGCTGTACGAGAGGGCTTAACAGTAAGTCCATATATCTTAGAGTAAGGATTAGCATCATACACTTCACCTTCCCTTGTTGCCACTCTTAACTCTTCACCTGTTATAGCTTCTGTCTTATCTGAAAAGACTTCGAAGATATTGTCAACATACTTAGTTGCACTCTGTGTGAATACATCTATCCCTTCTGCCTGTCTTACATCTTTAGCTGTGTCTGTACCCATAGCAAAACCTGCTACCTTATTAATAGCATCTAGTGGTCTGGTTACACCTGCTAGTAAATTACCAGAAGCTTTAGAAAAAGCATGTATACCATCACCCCTCTTAGCACCATCCTCGTTTATTAAAACATCAAGCAAGTTGTTCAAGTCATTAGCAAACTGGAAGTCTCTTGATACCTGACCAACGGCAAGCTGAGTACCTAACTCTTGTATTAATTCTCTAGGTACATCTTCACCTTGTACATACTTTATATTTAATGCTCTACCTACTGCAAGAAATACAGAGAAAGGAAAAGTATTCTTAGCGTCTATGATAGCGCCACCTGGTCCTTCTATTTCATACACACCTAGTTTCTTTTCCTGTCTTTCTTTATCGTACTGCATAGCCATGTAACCAGCAGTAGAACCTACAAGTATACGAGCAGCTACCTCACCCTCTTGCAAGTCTGCTTTTTGTCCTTTCAATATACGTTTACCATACTGATAGAAAAACTCAGGAGTAGCAAAGGGTGACCACTGATAAGATGTAGCAACCACATTATTCATAAACCTACCAAAGGGTAACAGTGTTCCTATACCAGGTGTGTTTGAGATTGTCTCAACTAACTTAGCTGTAGAACGTAGTAGCTGTGGTTGATCTTTTGATGTGTAGTCTTTTGAGTAGACTGACTTAAGAGTTGCATCTAGTGCAGCTTGCATTACATTATCATCTAGCATATTGTCATCAGACATTAATGCTTCTTTTAAAGTAACATCCTTAGAGATACGTAAGTACTTATCAAGCTCTGTTATAAACATTTGTGACTTAGTAAAGCTATCCTGTACACGTACACCTGAAGCATCAGCAGCAGCCTTAGCTCCAGCTTCTACGTTTCTATAGAGTTTGTTCTTTGGGTTTATGCCGTATCTATCAGCATTTATTTCTATACCACCAGAGATAGTTTCAAAGAGTAGCTTACGTGCATCTTGGTTCTCATCTAGCAGTTTCATGTATGCATCATGTGTAGTGTACGGGTCTGCAAAGTTTCTCAACTTCTGTGACTGTATAGCAGTCAAAGCTTTTGCACGTCTAAAACTTTCTGTAGCTCCTGCTGTCTTACCTAAAGCTAATTGACCTAAGCCTTTTGTCATTAAGCCTGTAGAGTTAAACAGATCCGCAACAGTCTGACCTATGTAGTACTGACCAAAACCTGCAACGTTAACGGCTGTTGTAGCAGGAGAGGATACAAGCAAACGTTTCCATACAGACTGACCGTAACGTATACCTTCTGCATTCTTAGCTTTCTTTAGTTCTGCACCTATCTCTTCTTTACTATTAACTTCATCTAGTGTTTTTGTAAGTCTCTCACTAGCAGCAACTAAACTGGAGTCTAACGTCTTACGAACCTGACTCATTACGTTTAGAGTCTGACCAGCATTACTAATATCTTTAGCTAAAAAGTCTCCTAGTTGTGTGCCATCTTCTGCAGCTTCTCCTATTACAATACCTGTCTTTTGTCTCATAAGCTTATTTATTTCACCAAGCTCACTAGGTGGTAAGAATGTAGCTACGTTAGTAAGTACATCTGATACTGTTTTCTTACGAGACAGCTTCATATTTTTATCTTTAAATATTTTAGCTAGGCCACCCTTGTTATCTTCTCCTAACATAATGTGTTTGATTAAGTCTGCTGGCATGGTTGCAGATGTAGCATCTCTTCCATCCTCTACCTTTTTATTCCAAGCAGTTATCTCTTTCTTCATGGAAGTTGATATTGCTTTCATGTCTTTCTTTTTGAATATAGGAGATAGTTCTTCAACAGCAATGTTAGCTACACGATCTAATGGATCACGTTCATCAGCAAGACCTGATGCTCCACGAAACTTACCGAAGCCTAACTGCGCTCCACCTGCTACACCACCAAGGAAAGCAGATAGGCCTGTCTGCATAGCACTATACTTTTCCTGTGCGCCTACTTCCATTTCAGCATTTTGTACCATGTTGTCTTGAAGCATAGCTGCTCCTGCATCAATACCTATAGTAGCTTTTAATGCCTTGCCACTAGCTCTGTCATACAGATTGCGTTGTTCATCATCCATAGCTTTCTTGACCAACGCCCTGCGTCCATCTCTATAGACACGATCTTTTACTTTCTCACCAACACCAGCAGCTTTTCTTTTACCAACGCCAGCAGCTACTGCTCTCTTTACTGCTTCTCTTCCAGCAGCAAGTGCAGCTTTATCCGCAGCAGCTTTGTTTGCACCACTAGCTATAGCTTCCATACGAACTTTACGTACAGAGTCAGCAATAACTTTCTTACCAAACATCCTAGCACCACCAGCATATGCACGTGCTATACCACCAGTAGCCACACCTAAGTAATTAGTAGGGTCTGTAGCTGCAGCAAATACATAATCCTTGACACCATCTATTGCACCATATACACCATCATTTACAAATACATTACCTAGCCTATCGTATAGTTCATATGCTCTTCTAGCTGCCTCTTTTTGTTCTGGGGTTGCCTTATTAATATAGCGTACCTCACCTGCAGTAGAAACAGTGTTAGCATTGAAGAAGCGCAGGTGTTCTACATAATCATCAACAGCTTGATCTGCATCCATCGTCTTATAGTCTACACCCTTACGCCCTATCATATAGGTGCGTATGTCGTTTAGGTTTCTACCCTTTTTCAAGTCATCCTTCTTGAGGGTAGCTTCAGGGTCAAGGATAAAGTCATCCTCTTCTTCCACCATACTAGTAGGTGTAGGAACATTGGAGAGCCTTGCTTCTCTCTTTCTTTTTAGTTCTAAATAGTTTGGCATATTAGTCCTCTAAAAGTTTATCTATACCTAATGGAAGTCCAGTCGAAGGATCGTGGGTATCACCATAGGTTGCATCCCAGTACTCAGCCTCAGTAACTTTTCTTTTCTTTCCTGTTGGTGATCCTAGTAACCCAACTCTTATAGCTAGCTCTTTAGTTTTCTCTCCACCATCAGTAGGTCTAGGTGGTGCAATGATTACCTTACCAGTATCCGGGTTTACCTTACCTTCATACTCTCTATCCCATTCACCCTTACCGCTTAGACCACGTTTACTCTTCCTTTTAGGGAAAGTTTTTGCAAGTAACGCTGCTTCTTTAGCTTCTGTATCGGGCGCTTCCGCTTCGGGAGCTTCTTCACTTTGAGGTTCTTCCTGATTGGTTGACTCCTGTTCTTCTCTATATTCTCTATCTGCTTCTGCGTCACCTGTAAATCCTGGTATTGTAGAAAAGGGTATATCTTCTGTTTCTTCTCCAAAGTCTTTTGGTTCATTTTCCTCTAGCATATCGTTTTCTTTTAATAGCTTATCAAAGTATTCCTGACCTACGGAACCTACAACTAATCTTTCAAATGCTTCGTTCTTTAGTAAGTCTGGAATAAAGTAAATAGACATAGCATTTTCTATTTCTACTACTGCTGCCTCCATTTCAACAAAGCTTCTTTCTTCTCGTTCTGCTGCAGCCTTTATTTTATTTTGTTCAACAACATCAACTTCACCTAACTCTTTACCTGCTGCATATTCTTTAGCAGCATTTTCTCCTGCTAGTTTTATATTAGCTACAGCATCAGGGTTCCTTAATGAAGAGGCCATGTTTGTTGATAAACTTCTACTAAATGCAAGTAGATCTTTCTTACCAAAAAAGTTTACATCAGTAAATGTCATAGTAGATTCAGGGAATATAGACTCATACTCACCCTGCCTAGCTGCAGCATTTATTTCAGCAATACTCATGCCATCAGAAAACTGTCTACTACGTAGTCTTTCTTTTGCACGATCCTTTGCATCAAACCCAAACAATGTTTTAAGCATATTATCATCAGTGTCTTGACGCTTTACTTCTGGTTTAGAAAAACCATAAAGCTGTCGTGTCTGTTTGTCTAGTTGACCATCAGCAAAAGTAAAGTCAACATCAGGTATGTTTGGCATATTTACAATAGCATCTATGTCAGCCTTACCTAAAGTCTTTACACCTTTTTCTTCTACTGTTGATTGTAGCTTATCATAAAAGTCTGCTATGCCATTCATGCCAGAGTTTAGTGCATTCTGTATCTGTGCGTCAGTAGCACCCAACGCCCTAGCTCTAAGACCTAGTTGTGCAGCTTGATTTGCTAACATTTTATTCTTTTGTACTTTAGGAAGATTACGTTCAGCTAAATCCTTTTCTTCTTCTTCATACTCCCTAGCATCAAGTCTTCTCTGACGTATATCAGAAGCTAATCCACCTGCAAGCTGTCCTGTAAATGCTTTCCAATCAAACTTACTCATTATACTAACCCTTTGCCATTAAGCCCATAGGCTTTTCTTCTACTGGTTCTTCTGGTGCTGCTTCAGGCTCTACTATATCTTTTAATAGTTCTATACCTGGGTCACCCTGCTTATCCATGTCAGCTATGTACTTCATAGTAAGTGCTTTAAACTTTTGCATTTCTTTAGCATCTGCTTCTTTCTGATAGTCACGATCATCATCTTTTACATCTATGCCTGTCTGTGCTTTTATGGCTCCTTTTAGGAATGCGTGTAGCAGAGGAGCTAGTATAAGTCCTACATCTACAGAGTGTTTACCCTCCATTTGATTAGCTGTTAACATAGATTGTACAATAGGTTTAAGTGGTACACCCATATCACAAACTAAAGCAATATCATCTATGGCTTCTTCATCTGCTATTTTGTCCATGTAGTATTGCAATACCTCTTCAGCATCAACCATTTCTGGTGGCTGTTCATAAGGGTACTTGCCTAATGGGGAAGTCATAGACATCCCTGGTATTGGTCTATCAAAGCGTCCTGCTGCCATAATCTTTTCCTATTTAGTAAATCCTGCACCAAAGTATAAGCCTACTATAGCAGATACTATGTGCGTGTCTAGTGGTGTTATTACAAATCCTTCAGCATACTGCCACTTAACTAACTCTGGACCTGATCCAAAGATAAAGTCTAAGAAGCCTACCTGTACCTCAGTGTAGCCTACGTACACACCTACTTCTGGGTAGAACACAGCAACCAACTTCGGCAACACTATTATAGCAAAGACTGCAGATAATGCAATAAGTCTTCTTGTCCATGCGAAATGTTTATCGTTCTTTCCAGCGTTACGTGCATCAGCTACAAAGCTTGCATTAGCGTTGGCACGTTCCATGAGCATCTTGTTCTGCTCTTGTTTCATCTTCATGCTCTGCCCCCATATGGACATCACCCCACCTAGTACGGTGGAGCCAAGCATTGTTATTAGTTCTAGTGGGAGTCCAAACATTTACATATTTCCTCTTAGTTTGTCTAGCTCTTCCTCTACTTCCTCGAAGGTATGTTGCGCTTTATTTCCATTTCCGTAGTAGCTATCGCCTTTTTTAAGCTTTACAGTTTTACCGCCTCTTTTAATAGTCATATCTTTTGGTACAGGAAAAGAAGCAAACTCTTTTGCTAACTGCAGCATTGCTTCATCTTGACTAACGGAGTTATTACCTTCTAAATACTCTCCTACTTTCTTTCTTTTTTTAGTAATTAAATATTTACCAATCTTATCTTGTGTGTCTTCATTAAATACTGTATCATCTGATAAAGCTAAATCATCAATAGCCATATCTAAAGTAGTTGGTATTGCTTGGAATCTACCTACAGCATAAAGTCTTTCAGGATTGTTAGGGTCTGTTATTTCTTGCTTTTCTTTTATTTCACCGATAGTCATTTCAGTTAGTTTTTTACCATCTCTAATTGTATTATTTGTACTGCCTTTTATATTTTTTCCTATAGTGCCTCTGTTACTAGAGTTATAATCACCCTCACCTTTTTCAATAAACTTAAACATAGGCTCAAGTGCTATTATCTGTTCTGTATCAGACCTTGTATAAGGCAAGCCCATATCATCATCTGCTTTAGACATTAAGCCTTTAGTAATTGATTGACCTGTACTTGGATCTGGCCCCATCCCACCAAAACCAGTTGTATCCTCTGGTGCAAAATCTCTTTGATCCATAGGTACACCAGACTGGTTGAACTGTCTTTGTGGATCTTCATCACCTCTTGTGGTTATCCTTATTTCATAATTTTCAACAAGATTATTAACAATCTCTTCTTTAGTCTTAGTAGTTTTATCTGTAGGTACTATTAATTCATTACCAGTGTATATTTTGTTTTTGTCTTTTATATTATTTGTTTTAACTAAGTCTTGTACAGTAGTACCTGTCTTAGCAGCTATATCAGATAGAGTATCACCTGCTTGTATTACATAAGGTACGTTAGCATCAGCAGACTTCAGGCTTTCTATAGTTTTATTAACAGCTTGCCTTATGTCTGTCTGTCTTTGTTCTGTATCCATAAGTCCTTTGATAGTGTCGTTGATACCCTGTGCTGTTGTCCTTCTAGCTTTGTATGTATCTGCGCCCTCTAAGGGTTGCACTTCATCGTAAGTACTTGCTGCATACTCATCATCCTTAAAGTTCATAGAGGGTAATGGATTTGCAAGATCAAAGTTAACTGCATCATCTATACGTTTGTCCATAGCATCTATATCAATAGGCTTCATGTCATCTCTGTCATAGATAGAAGGTTTAGGTCTATCAAGCTTTTTAAACTCTAGGCCAGCACTTTCTGCTGCTCCAAAAAACTTGGAAAACAACCTACCAATACCACCAACTTCTTTATCATCGTCATCATCTTTCTTACTAGTTTGATTTGTTGGAGAGCCTAATCCCTTAGCTTTAGCTTCAGGGTCTGGCCCCATACCACCAAAGCCACTACTAGTATTGTCATCCAAGGGCGACTTGTTAAACTTTGCAGCCCTAGAAGACTGTACCCTGCCATACTGCTCATACATTTGATCTATACTACGAGGATTATATTCTACCATCTTACGTTCCTGTGCTGCTTGTAAATTTGCTTGTTATCCACGTGGTTACTACTTCCTTAGCCATATCAGCAAGTCCTTTTTCTAACTCACCACCACTGCCTGAGTTTATGTTTGCTGTAGTAACTTTATTTACCCTATCTAAATGACTCTGCTCTCCTTGGAATGCATAGTACATCATATCTTTTACTTCACTAACAACTGCATCATAGGCAGCTTTGCTTAGTGTGTTGGCAGCTTTTGCTTCTAGCTCATACGCTGCGTTAATAGCTGCAGTCTCTTCTGTAGTTACTTGCTGTTTAAATGCTGCATTAGCTGTTTCAATTATTCTAGCATTCTCTGAGTTAAACTCTTCTCTAATACGATCATCTTCTGCGTTAAACTCAGCCATAAGATTTTCTGCTCTAGCATTTTCTGCTGCCATAATGTTAGTCTGGTTCTGATTAGCTACAGCAGCTTTAGAGGCTAGGTCAAGTAAGAACTGTTCAGCATCGTTTGCTTCTTGCATATTAGTTTGTGCTACAACATTCTTTTGGTTTGTGTCTGAGATAATAGTGTTAGCCATTTCTTGAAACTTAAGCTTTGAAGCTTCTTGCTCATTGTCTAAGTTTTTAAAGTCCATGTCTAAGAAAGCTTGTGCATTATCTGCAGCAGCCGTATTGATAGCGTTTAAGTTAGTTCTCTCTAGGCTTGCCAACGCTGCTGTGTCTGCAACAGTCTTAGCACTCTTAGCATCTAAGTTTGCTATATTCATAGTATTAGTAAGTCTAGCATTTTCTAAGGCTATATCTTGTTCAGCAGTAAAGTTCATGTTAGCTATTTCGGATATACGTGCAGCATTCTTTACCTTAGTCTCAAACTCTTGGTCAAACTCTATGCCTAAAAAATCAGCACGTTGTCTAGCTTTTTCTAATGCCATAGAAGTTTTATTAGATGCATCTAGTTTTGCTATAGGTAAAGCTGACTCCATAGCAGCCTGTACTACAGCCATACCTGCCATAGAGGATGCAGATAAACCACGTGCAGCCATTACTGCGTTTGCTTGACGCATAGCTCCTGCAGCCCAAGCAGGTGTATTACCGCCCTCAAAGTCCTGCATAAGATCAGCTAATTCATCTTGCACACTGCCAGCTTTTGTCTTTGCTAACTCTTCTTCTATCCTACTCTGATTTACAGCAGACCCTTCTAAGAGTTCACCTTCTCCTACACGCAACTCATCTGGTGCATCTACTTGAGCAGCTTCGCCTTGTGCTACCTCTAAGTCAAGTACAGCAGACTTGGTTGGGTCTATGGTAGATGCATCATACTGAGCTTTATCACTAACCTGCCCTACAGCCTCTGTAAAATTGTCTGCTGCTTCTTGTACTTTATCTTGTGACTGTGCTGCTGTTACTTGCTGTGTTTCTACACTATCTGGTGCAACTATATCATCTGCTGCTACAGCTTGTGTAGCTACAAGATCTGCCCCATCAGTTGATACATTAAACTTATCCTCAGCACTATCTATTATAGTACCTTCACCTGTTTGAGACACAACTGTAGGTCTTGATACAGCAGCTACAGGATCTGCTAGTATGTTCTCTGTTATATCAGCACCAGATACAACGTTACCTGTAGTACCTTGCTGTTCTGCCAAAGCCTTATCCAATGCATCATATGCTTCTGCGTTATACTGCTCAAGTTGCTCCTGTGACATATCCTCTACACTTGTACCAGGTGCAGCTTTGATAGGTTTACCCTCAACCATCTGCCTAGCAACCATAGTGAACTTACCCATCTTAGCTGCTGCTGAAGGACTAGACGCTAAAAACTTATTTATAGACGCTTGATCAGTAGGTCCATTATAACCTAGCGATGGTAATATTTTGTTTTGTAGTGTCTCAGGCTTAAACCCTGCAAATTTCTTAGCCATTTTCTATTTCCCTATTTGCATCCACAATGATGCGGCAATGAATGTTATTACTGCTACAGTTGACATCTTAACCATAGTTGACCACACACCTTTACGTGTGTCACGCCATGCTTCTAGTAAGTTACGCATTTCTGTTATGTCTTTACGAGCATCATCATCATGTAATCCTACTTCACGCAATGCCATCTTAGCTCCACGCTTTGCTGCACGATCTAGCATAGCTTCTAATTCTTCTGGTGTTATCATATTATCCTCAAATTATCCAAAAGATACAGCATTTAAAGAAAACGCACTGTTTGTATTTGTGTTACTACTTTTAGTTACCGTATAAGTTGTGCTTCCACTGCCTATGTTAGAGGCAGTTGCAACAAAGTATTGAGCAAAAGTTTGAGCAGTTTGTTGACTTATTGAAAGGTTACCACCTGAAACTGCAGCAGTACCTGGACCTGCAAAACCTCCCACAACAAAAGTTACCCCTCCACTTTGACCATTTACAGCAATAGTCTCACTTAGTGCATTGGTGGAGGTACTGGCAGAAGCAGTCGCATAGGGTGTAGAACTGGTGTATCCTGTTATTTCGTAGGTGTAAGCAAACCCGTCTTGCGCCCCCGTGCCGCCACTGTTTCCAGAAATTAGGGTGCTACCTGATTGGGTGGTTTCTAAATACCATATGCTTGTTTGAGATCCTATGCCAGTTGAAGCGTTGTAATGGGGTACTCCCCCCACTGCCTTGGTCATGGCAACACCGCCACATAAGACACTAGTAGGATTGGTAGAGGTATTTGAACTAACTGCCATTGTATGTGCAGACACAACAACAACTAGTTTAGTTCCAGAAGATAGTGTTCTGTTTCCGTTTGCAAAGTTGCCAGTGGTAGTAGATGAAGCACCTATAAATGAAACACTTCCACTTGCACCAGAGGCTCCATACCATTCATCAAACGCCATAGTTGCACCAGAAGATTTATTTATTAAGCCACGTATATCAGTATCATTAATAGTAGCTTCGGCTGTGGAGTTAGTAGTTCCCCCAGCTTCATCATGTATATCTTGTAGAGTTATTACGCCACTAGACTGTAGAGCCATTACTCACACTCACACTTTTTACACTTACATTCATCTAGTTTTTCTTTTAGTTCTTTGATAGCTTCTATTAGTAATCCATGAAGCTGGTCATACTGTACTGTTTTATATTCAACATTCTCTTCACCATGAAATACTAGTGACTTATTTTCTACAGCAGATGGTAGTACTTTCTCTACTTCTTGTGCTAATACACCAGCAGACTTTTTACTATCTTTATTATAGCTAAATGTATAACCACTTAGTTTTGTTACTTTATCCAAAGCACCTTCTATTTTTTCAATATCATGCTTTAAACGTTGGTCTGAAACTGTTGTGGAGAATGCAGTAATATTATCCTTAACTTGTAGGCCTCCACCACCAAACAATCTCATATTTTCAGTACCGTTATTATTATGAAAATTTATTTGACCATTTGAAGATGGATTAAACCTAATGTATTCGTGATCATTACCAACTTTAACATCAACAGCATTACCAAACCTTGAGTCTGCATCTAAATTAATTGCTGACCCACTTATAGAAATAGAAGTACCCCCAGTAAGAGTTTGTCCAGCAGGAGTAGCCCATGTAAATGTACCATCCCCATCTGAACGTAAGAACTCAGAAGTAGTACCATTACCACTAACATTAAGCTCACTTGCCCCTACAGCAGATGCAGCAATTTCACTTGCCCCTACAGCGTTAGCTGCTATTTCATCAGAACCAACAGCATTGGTAGCAATTTCACTTGATCCCACAGCGTTAGCTGCTATTTCACTAGCTCCTACAGCATTAGCTGCTATCAAAGCTGCAGTTATTGCATTGTCAGCTATCTTAGCTGTAGTTACTGCATCAGTTGCAAGTGCTGTACTGTCTACAGCACCTGCTGCAATCTTAGCTGAAGTAACTGCGTCTGCTGCTATTTCAGTAGTTCCTACACCGTTGGTAGCTATCTCACTAGTTCCTACAGAGTTTGCGGCTAGTGATGCAGTTAGAGTGGCATTGCCAAGGTTAGTAAATGTTGCAGAGCCAGTGACATCTCCCTGCAAAGTAAGACTAGGATCAGATGCTGCAGTGGTTGATATTGTAATACCAGCACTACCGTCAAAGTTTGCAGTACCAGTGACTGCACCACTTAACGCTATAGCACGTGTTGTTGCTAGTTTTGTCGCTGTAGCTGAATTACCAGTACAAGAGCCAGCAGACCCCGATGCGTTACCTGTAAGAGGACCAACAAGACTAGTACCTGTAATTGTTGTACCTGTAATAGCAGCAGTAGCATTAGCACCTATTATAGTACCATCAATACTACCACCATTTATGTCAGCAGTATCAGCTACAAGAGCATCTATGTTAGCTGTTCCATCTATGTAAAGATTACGCCACTGCTTTGTGCTACTACCTAAATCCTGAGTTGATCCATCTGGTATTAAGCTACTAGTAATGTCTGCACCAAAAGCAACACTATCTGTATCAGCATCACCAAATGTTAAGTTACCATTTATTGTAGCATTACCTGTGACTGTAAGGTTGCCACCAACAGAGACATCTGCAGAAGCTGTTACGTTTCCTGTTAAAGTAGAAGTTTCATCTACAGTAAGTATATCTGTTCTTAGTGTTCCATCAAAGAAGCCATCTTTCCATTCAATAGAGGACGTACCTAAGTCGTAGGTGTTGTCTGTCTTAGCACGTACAACACTAGATGTAACTACTAAATCCTGGGAGGGACCTAAGTTTTCAATGGGTGGTCCATTTCCCGTACTACCATCGTGTGTATGCCCTGTTGTTGCATTAAATGCTGCTTCAATAGCATTATATTCTGAGTTAAAGTCTGCAGCATCAATAACTGCACCTGTAACTATGTTAGCTGTCGCTTGACGTGTATATCCTGCCATGATTATTGCCTATCGTTTTGTCTATATTGTAATACTGCTGAGTCTAGTGTAAAAGGTGGGTTAGTACTATCGCTTGTTATTCTCATTGCTACTGTATGAAAAGACCCTATTAAGTTTTCATTAAATACTTTCTTTACTTTACTTCCATATATAACACCTGCTGTACCATAAGTAGAGTTAGGCGCACCAAACATAAAAACACCACTTCCACCTGTGCTTGAGCCTACTGTTATTTCTTCTGGTTGTACTATTCTTGTATCTCCACCTGAATCAAAGTCAAACAGCAACCTAAATTTTAAATCCATCCTACCTGTGGGGTCTGTGTATAAAGTTAACTTGTATGCTGTCTTACGTACCTCTGGATCTGTTATAGGCATGTAAGGTGTTTCTACTATTGTCTCTATATTGGCTCCATCAAAAGCATTTGTTTCTTCCATTTCATAAAGGTAACCATCATCGTTAACAAACATAACAGACTCTAAAGTACCTGAATATATACTGTCTGCTATAAATGCTTTTATACCTTTAGTTGTAGACCATTGAATATTCTCAGCACCTTGAGCTATAAATTTTGTTGCTATTAAGCCTGAAGATAAAGATTTTAATTGCGTTGGTAAGAATGCAAATATTCTATACTGTCCTTTTTCACGCAATATAACAGAAGAAAATTGTGTTGTCGAGCTTAAAAAGTCATCAGAATCTTTGTATATTTTATCAGAGGCAACATCTAATCCAAAGTCTCCTATTCGATCTGTTGCACTTAATAACCTTAATCCATCTGGTGCTAGATACATAATATCTCCACCAAACTCTTGGACACTATCAGAGTTAATACAACCTAGCTTGTCTGTTATAGGCTGTAATTTAAAATCAGACGATGTGTCACCTATTATTTTTTTAATTGAGTCTGCTGTAAAAACAATAAGTTGATCACGAAAAACAGCTAGACCAGTTATATCACTTCCAATGTTTATACTACCAGCCCCAGCGCCTGTGTTAAAATTGGAAACAGAAAAAGGTACTGTAAAGAAAAGTTGATGATCTTTAGCATAGAATGTATGATTTTTAAATATAGTAACTAATTGTGCGCCCTCTACATCAGTATTTATATTTGAAGTAGATGAAGTTAAGTACTCAGTTGTGTTACCAGAAGTATTATACACCATAGGATAATGTAAGCCATCAACAAAAACTACTTTGTTATCACCGCTGTAGTTGAACATGGCCTTACGTACTTTACCACCACCAGACTGAGCAGACGTAATTAAATGTGTCCAAGTAGTTCCAGTACTCATGTAGTATGCAGTACGTGAAGTTTCTGTACTTGAAAGATGTCCGAAAGTTAAAGCAGCATCATCTGCTAATGATTGTACAGAAGATAAAACAATATTATTTTGATTAGTAACAGTTGACACAGTAACAGTACCAGATATGCCTGTGCCTGTTACAAACATTCCAACTTCTATTGTTCCACTGTTTCCATCTAATACAACTGCAGTAGCTGAAGAAGTAGCACCATTAACACTAGCAGTAGCTGTTTGTAATTCTGTTACAGCAGCAGCATCTACTTTACGAGCAACTAATGCCCTACCACTAGATACTACGTGTAATCCTATAACGTTACCGTTTCCTGGTATTTCTGAAGAACTATACTTTTTATAACCTTTTATTTTTGAGTAGCCGCCTTGCCTGTCTGCTTCCATGTTTTGTAATATAGTAGCAGAACCTATAGAGTTTATACCTTGTTGTAAGGGAGACATGTTAGAAATTAACCCACCCTTAAACTCAACAGGAAATGTAGACCATTGTGTAGGCATTAGTAATGTACCCTCGTGTCTCTTAAGTAATCTGTTCTATTAATGTTTATGCTTCTAAGATGCTTTATGCCTTGTTGAAATTTTTGTAACGCAGCGTTTGAACTAGCTGTATCTCCTCTAAACTGATATGCATAATGCATTGCACCATCAATAATACAGAATCTATATTGTTCTGGTACAGAAGGTACATCTGTAGAACCAATTAGATCATATCCTATCCTATAATATTCATACACCATTTCATAAGCTTTGTCTGGCATAGGGTAACAAATTAGTTCTCTGTTAGGTGTCCTTATTATATGTGTAGGACATGATTTTGTTTCGGTATTGTATTCAGCATCAGCATACTTTTCTAAGTACTCTTCGTATGTCATATTCTTTAACTTTATAGTGCCAATGTTAAGAGTAGAGTTTCTTTTTAATCTAACACTATTCATATTTATAGTTTTTGCATCATTAGGATAACTGTATCTAGGCTCACCTACGGTTAATGTTTCGTTAGCCTCTACATGGTTCCAAGGCCATTCATACTCCTCCTGTTGAATATGTCTAATTGAAGAATTTACTGCCTCTTTAGCAAAAGCAAAAAACCCTGTAACAGTAGGAAAAGTATCTGTAGTTAGTTGTACTTCATTAAGTCTACTGTTGACATCATTAACTAGTCCTAAAAAATCATATGCCATATTACTTCTCTTTTATCTTTAGAAAGATTGCTCGTTCAAAAACAAGACCGTCACCTGTAGTTATTTGACAGGTAACCTTATATTGTTTGTTGTTTGTACCTAAAGCAAAACGAGCCGTAGCAGTTTTACCTGATATAGTAGACTGTACAAACTGTAGCCCATCTACTACTTCAGCATTAGAGACTGCTTCTTTAGCACCAGCAGCATCTTGAATAAACCAAGTGTTTGCAGAAAGTGTGTCATTAGGTATAAAGCGTGACCAATCTACGCTATAGTCTACCGTTTCATCAGGGTCTTTATCAGGCCATCTATAAGACATTGCTTGTCCTTATCGTGTTATTAATACAGTAGTAGGTAAAGCTCTGTGTTTATCTACAGTTAATGTAAAATTTTCTGGGTTTATGTGTACAACATTACCTAGACCTAAAGAATAGTTTATTAGAGATATAGTATTATTATCTTGCTGTGGTAAATGTACTGTTTTACTTAGACCGTAACCCCCTTCAGGAAGTATGTATACAGTCCTTGTTCTATTGTAATCATCTGCATGTGCATCATAGTCAAAAAGATTATTAGCAGGTGGGTCTAAGTTTATACTAAATAAACCTAGTAAGCTACTTAATTCTACTGTTGTATTTATTCGTAAGAATGTTGTTATATCAACAAGGGTAGTTGAAATATTAATACTGCTTGTAGTTATATTCGCTTTTGCGTCAAAGTCAAGCGTTGATGTAGAAATAGAAGAAGATGTTGTATCTAAATTAGTATTAGCTTTAGCGTCAAACCCTGCTGTACCTGCTGAGACTGTAGCTGTAGCTGCACTTGAAGTAATGTTTGCATCAGCATCAAACCCTAGTGTACCACCGACAGAGTTTGCTACAGTAGAACTTGGAGTAATATTTGCCTGAGCGTCAAACCCTGCTGTACCTGATGTTATTGTTGAAGTAACTGCACTTGAAGTAATATTGGCTTTAGCGTCAAACTCAATATCCAAACCAAATGTAGCAGAAGCAGAACCTGTAATTACACTTGCTTGTGCGTCAAAACCTGCTATACCTGCAGCAGAAACAACAGAAGCAGAACTTAAAGTGGTATTAGCCTGGGCATCAAAGCCTATGCCTAAACCAAAGGTGGCTGTGGCTGCGCTTGGTGTTATATTCGCTGCTGCATCAAACCCTATCGTACCTGCAGCAGTAACAGAAGCAACAGCACTGGTTGTTAAATTTGCTTTGGCATCAAACCCTACCGTACCTGCAGTAGATACAGAAACAGCAGTGCTTGGCGTAATGTTTGCCTGAGCATCAAACCCTATACCTAAACTAAACGTAGAAGTAGCAGAAGGATTTGTAATATTTGCTTTAGCTTGAGTAGTTAAAGTATTTACTACTTGATTTATTACCTGAGAGGCTACAGTAATTGTGGCAGAAACGCCTCCAGAAGAACCCAGTGGTGCGCCAGAAAAAGCACTAAAGCCTAACATTTACTTTACTTTCTTATGAAGGTTTAACAGGCCAATCTTCATTATTTAAATTAGGCCAGTTAGAGTGAGTTGGTAGTTCTCTCAAAGCTTGTCTATAATCTTTTTGCGCCTGTGTAGGAGTTCTATCAGACAAAGCCCATACATCTGTTTGCACAAGTAATTCGTTTCTCATATTTCTATGTTCTTCTGCGGTTTCTTCATCGGTGGGTCTGCCCCAAGGAAACTGCTCATCAGCCGCTAGAACTTTAGCAAAAACTGTTTCAGTTCCTTCTGTTTCATTTACTTCAACATGGTCAAAGTCGCCATCTTCTCTTTTTCTTAAAAAACTGTAACTTCCCATTATGGACTTGCTCCTAAAAAATAAGTCTTTGATCTCCACTGATAGAACCAATTGCTGGTACCTCTAAAATTTAAATATCTAGCAGGAGAGGCTGTTATAATTTCTGTTGTGTGGTAATTTCGGCTGCCATTATTTTGACAAGTCATAACATGACAACTAATATGAGTACCGTCACTCAAATGGCTGCAACTTAAAAGCATTTGATGTCGTTCACCACCAGCGGCAATTGCTGCGGCAGCATGACCTATTGATGTCCAATAAGATATCCTTGCATTTTGATCTGAAGAAGATCCACTGGTCAGTATAGAATGTGTACTATTTGCACTCAAACAATAGTCTGCATTAATATAGCTGTTACTTGAATTTTTAGGCCATATTTGAAAATAAGTACTAGGTTCAATGGAGCTAGAACCATCACCATTTGGGTTTGTACTGCAAGTAACCATTACCATAGACCAACCTGCACTCATGGTACTATCGTTTATGTCTATTGTAACAGAACTTACTCCATAGCCAGTACCACCTTGGCTACTAGGTACATTAGTACTGTAAGCTTCATCGTGTCCGTAGTTAAAATATACACCAGTACCCATTAATCTGAACTCGCAAATCCATAAACTTTATATTCATAACCTGTAACATTTCCATTTTGAAAATAACATTCTATTTTATCAGGACAGCCTGTTACTCTTGCCCTTGCGAAAGTGTAATCATTTCTCCAATTTTGGACAGTAGATTGTTTAATCCTTATTAGGTATCTGCAAAAAAGTGTAGTGTCGCCAAAAGGGTTACTGTCTGAGTGCATATTTTTAATTGTAAATTGTGCGTAACTGTAGTCTCCATTACTTCTATTTTTTGCATAGGTTGACCAAAGGGAACCATTTGTACTACCCATAGTACTAGATGTACCTGCTCCTTGCGCTCTATATATAACATTTTTATAAGAAGTTAAACCTGCTCTTAATTTGGTAAACAACCATTGATCTTCAGTTGCACCAGTAAATCTTAAATTTGCTTGAACAAGATCGTAGTTAGAATTTTGATCCCCACAAGCCATAGTAAAATTAGTATAACTCCCAGTGTTTGAGCCACTGTCAATAACCGACATTCCATATTTTCCATAAGTAACTGCCATGCTTTTCCTTACTAACTAGCGCCAATATGCCAGGCTTTTACTCGACATGCAGCCCAACTACCGCTGTTTGGATAAATTCTTAAAAATCTTGATGCTGACGTATTAAACGTTTGAAACACGCCATGGGTCAGGTTTAGATATGGATTATTACCACAAGTTTGATACCACATAGTTACATCTCCCCAAGGTCTACCAAGGCTATGAGCAGCATTATATTTTATCCAACAAAGAAACGATAGACGTTCGCCACTTTTTGATGTAGTAGAATTTATATTTCCAATAGTATAATAGGTAGCAGCGTCTACATATGTATTATTGCTACTACTATAAGTGCTAGTTGTATAATGTGCACGTGTCCTATACGTTCCTTGTGCTATAGTACCTCCTGTAGCACTACTAGCAAATCGAAAAAACAGATACCTATTATTACCATCAAAAGCTAAATCACCAGCAACACAAACTAAATCCGCACTACTTGAAGTGCTTGATCCACCAATATCAGGTGAAGTAATACTAGTTGTATTTAAGTCTAAATTAATTGAACTTGTTGAGCTTGAAGTTACAACTTCATCTATAGTAGAATATCCATACGGACCTAAAGTTAAACTACCAATACTCATAACCTTGCCTTAAGTTCTTCTATTTGTTTCTGTTGCTCTTTGATGGCATTAACTAACAAGGCTATGGTTGCACTATAGTCCAGTGTCTTTTCACCTTCTTCACCATCAACCGCTTCGGGTAATACTTTCTCTACATCTTGCGCTATAAGCCCTGCTTTGCGAGAGCCATCTTCTTTCATATTATACGTGTAACCAGTAAGTTTGTCAATCTTATTTAATGCATTATCTACAACTTCTAAGTTTTCTTTCTTAGCTAAGTCTGATGTAGCAGTAAATTGTGTTGCACTTGCTGTGCCTGTTATTGTTACACCAGTGCTACTTGTTGCAAATTTTTCAACGTTATTATAATATATATTTACACTTCCGTTTTCATTCCACCTTTGCAACCACTCGTTATTTTGATCGTCATATATTCCTGAGTAAGAACCATCAGTCATAAAAGACCAACGCCCTTCGTCAGAGCTATTGCGGATTTGTATTCCTGCCCAACCAGAGGTACTAGATGTTATTTCTAATAAGTCTGCCCTATCAGAACTTTCTTTTAAAATTACCTCACCGCCAATTTCAACTTGACCAGATACGTCAACATTGCCTGTGACTGTAATTCCGTCACTGGCTGTTTCCATTTTGACCGACCCATTATGGCATATTTCTACTTCAGCATTACGCCTACATAGCACACCCCATTCATTATCAGTGTCGTTATAAATACCACAATTACTTGGGCCATCCGACATAAGCACCCAATCATCACGAATGGCATACCCTGCCCAACCAATACCACGATCATCGTCTACTTTAACAGTGCCGTAGTTGCCTGTTGCTATGTCAAGATATGCTGCACCTGCTGCGCCACCACCAGCCGTTGCGCCATCTTCAACATTTAGAAATGACCTTACTGCGGCTGCAGTTGCATGGCGCATAAAACCATCGTTACCACTCTCAGCAACAATTTTTGTTATGCTACCTGTAGCAATATCATTAGGTGTTGTATTGAAGTAGTTAGCATAGATATAGCCAGAAGAATGTCTTTGAACTATTGTACTATTACCTGCGGAAGCACTTGGTTGCACACCATCTAAAGTATCTGCATCTAAACCTGAACCCGAACCACCATTATTAGCGTGCCAAATGTTATAAAAGTTTGTTCCGTCAGGAGTGAACTCAAGACTGTCATGTACTCTAATACCAGAGCCATCCTCTGTATTTCTTATAAAAAGGGTTCCGCTACTAGAGTGCCATTGTATGTATGCTTTGTTATCACTTCCTTCACGAAACCTTATGTAAGGATTACTTGAGCCAGAAAGAATTATCTTTTCATCAGTACTTCCTGTATAACTCAGTGTATTCCCAGTAAAACTATCACCTGTATCACTTCTTAGAAACGATGCACTATCTATACCATCTAGCGTAGCTGCATTTCCACCGTCAGCCGAAGTTATAAACCCTGCGCCATTAGTTAACTGATTTGTGTTTGTTACATTAGTTGCACCAGTTGCAATGCCATCAAGCTTAGTTCCATCAGCCGCTACATCACGCCCATCTACAGTTCCACCTACTACTAAGTTATTAATTGACAAGTTTGCAGCAGCATATCCTGTAGCAGATGTATTTATTGTTGAGGAAGGTACAGTTTGAGTATCACAGAATAAATTAAAAGTGTTATCTGTTGATGCATCATAATACAAACCAGCATACTTAGTTGTGCTAGACTCTACATACTTTCCATAGAAACCAAAGTCTGTAGCGTTTCCTGTGTTGGCATTTGTAAGACCAGTAAAGTTGTTGTCTGTTATAATAGCGCCTGTTTGAGTTGTACTACCCGAAACAACTAGGTTACCTGAAACGGTAAGGTCATTAGATACAGTTACATCACTGGGCAGTCCAATAGTTACTGTGCCTGAGCTTTCTGCTACAGTAGTTTCGTTGCTAGTAGCAGCAAAAGTAATAGTACCCCCTAAAGCTGTTGCAGTAGAATTTGAACCATCTGATACAGTTATAGAATTATTAGCTAGTTTTGCGTTGGCTATAGATCCTGCAAGCTGGGCATTAGTGATTGTACCTGTAAGTGAACTGGTAGGATAACCAGTAGCATCTTGCAAATCAAAAGCAGGAGTAGCATCAGTAGCACCTAATGCAAGACTTATACCACCAAAAGAAACAGAAGAATTTGCTAATGATGAATTAGGAAGTGAGTTAACAACAAGATCAATAGTGCCATCATCATCTTCATAAGTAGCAGCTATATTTGTCTCTGTATTAGAACTAAACATAGCTCCAACAATATCTTGAACAGCCTCTGTTGAAACTGATACACCAGAGACTTCTGCATCAACGTATGCTTTAATAGACTGTTGTGTAGCTAATTTTGTAGCTGAGTCACTAGCCATATTATCTTCATCTAATATAGCTGTACCGCTTACGCCAGTGTTTATAACTGGGGAAGTTAATGTGGGGGAAGTTAAAGTTTTATTTGTTAATGTATCTGTTGTGGCTTTACCTACTAATGTATCAGTAGCAGCAGGGAGGGTAAGAGTAATATTACCACTAAAAGCTGAGTGCGCTGGAGCTTGTAGTCTAGCGTAATGAGCATTACTTGATTCGCAGTAGAAGTCTACGTATGATTGAGTTCCACCATTCTTTATAGATATAGCACCCTGAGCAATACTAACACCTGATGCTCCACCAAAAGTTGCAGTGCCTGTTATCGCAGGACTTGTTATTGCAGGGGTTGTTAATGTTTTATTTGTTAGGGTATCTACTGTAGCCCTAGCTACTAATGTATCATTTCCAGTAGGAAGGGTGATAGTACCACTATTACTAATACTTGTTATAACAGGTGCGGTTAATGTTTTATTAGTAAGTGTATCTGTAGTTGTTCTTGCTACAAGTGTATCTGTGGTAGCAGGGAGTGTAAGTGTAATGTTACCACTAAAAGCACTATGCGCTGGAGCCTGTAACCTAGCGTAGTGTGCATTGCTAGACTCACAATAAAAATCTACATAAGATTGTGTGCCACCATTCTTAATAGATATTGCACCTTGAGCGATACTAACACCTGACGCACCCCCAAAAGTTGTTGTACCTGTCATTGCAGGAGCAGCTAGTGTTTTGTTTGTTAGAGTATCTGTAGTTGTTCTACCAACTAGTGTGTCTGTAGTAGCAGGTAGCGTTAAAGTAATATTACCACCAAAATCACTATGGGCAGGAGCCTGAAGCCTTGCATAGTGTGCGTTACTTGTTTCACAGTAAAAGTCTACATATGACTGTGAACCACCATTCTTTATAGATATAGAACCTTGACCTAAAGTTACGCCATCTGTTCCACCAACTACAACACTGTCTGCTTCAAGGTTTGATATAAGAGTACCAGTTGTTATAGAAAGATCACCAGTAGAAGCACCAGTAAAAGTACCTGTACCTAGTTTGAATTTGTTTTCACTTTCATCAAAACCAATAAAAGCGTTAGCATCACTGCCACGCTCTATAACAATACCAGCATCACCTGACGCTGAACCGCTAGTACCACTTGCTAATTCTATTAGTTTATCTGTAAGAACTTTGTTAGTTGAATTAATAGTAGTAGTACTACCATCAACTGTAAGATTACCACTAACAGTTAAGTTACCACTTGCATCTTTAAATATAGCTTTATCAGCAGGGTAGGTCATAAATATGTCTTTAGTACCTGCTGACAAATCGACAGCAGATGTACTATTAGACCCAGCTAAAATAGTAGTACGACTAAAAGTATTACCTGTGTTCCAAGTACCTATGCCTACTTCCCATTCATCTACTCCTGCACCAGTATGTGACAAGCTGTAGTAAGTAGTATCACCATTTGACATGTAAGTTTGAAATGCATCAAACGTAGCAGAAGAACCACCTAAAGTTAAATCACCTGTACCAGTAGTTGTCGTGCTTTCTTTTACACGATCTTTTAAGACAAAAGCCATTATAAAGCCTTACTATGTAATACGAATAACTGCGTTATTTTCGTCTGCTGTAGGAAATACTACGGTAAAGTCACCACTAGTAGATGTAACTGTACTGCCAAATGCAAATACTGCTATGGCCCTATTTGCAACGCTTGCTTTGGTAGAAGAATTATAAATCAAGGCCCCTGCTGCTGATAGTGTCAGATTAGAAAACACTTCATCAGCTATGTCAACAATAGCCGTACTAGTGCCAGAAGGAATTGAGATAGCTACACTACCTAAGTTTTGTCCAGTTGCAGTATAGTTTGTACCTGAAGCTTCATCAGAGCTACTTGTTAAATCAGAGTAGTTAGTTGTAGCTGCACCAAACGTACCAGTTGGTGAAGGTTTAATTAGAGCTAGTTTTAATACGTCTGTATCTAAATCGTGAACACCCCCAAGAAGCTCTTGCTTGAAGCTGTTACACATTGCCGTTGTAATAGTACCCATGAGAATGTCCTTTTGTTAAACATACAAAGAGGCCAGCATATAGCCAGCCTCTAAGGTTATTTTTATTATGCTACGTTGTAAATAGCTGACACCAATCCTTGTGGGCGTAGAATTTTACGTCCATATAGGTGCATACCACGTACAATGTCTGCAAATGAGTCGGGATCTCTGTAGTTCTCAACTTTGTTCATTTGCTCTGCAGTTGCTACAGCTTCTGCTTGTCCACCTAAAACTACACCGTAGTGTGCATCTTGGGCTAATGCGCCAGCATGAGTTGGACCATTACCTTTGGCAG